AGAAGAAATAAAAAAATTAAAAGATGTTATTCAACAATTATTAGAAGAAAATCAACAATTAAAAAAAGAAAATGACACCTTAAAGATGTCATTAAAAAAATAATTATGGTGTTGTGAAGGTGGTAGCTTCTTCTACCGTTAATTGATACTCAATAAAATAAAGAAGAGCATGAATAAATTTTTTCATATCCTGAATATCTTTATCAATATGCTTTCTTACATAATGAGTTTCATCATTTCCAATCCAAGTTGAAGCAGTAGCAAGATTTTTAATTTTTTCATCTGAAATATAAGTTGAGATACATTTTCCTAAAAGGATATTTTCGATTTCTGCTTTTTTATCAGGATTAAAATGTATACAAAAATCTTTTACAAGAAATTCAAGGGCTTTTCTATATCCCATCCCAGCTATTTCATTTAGTGAGTAGCTTTCAGCAGTATTTGCTTGATTATAAATGTTTTGAAACATAGGAGAAAGATTAGCAATTTTTTCAGAGAATAATTTATTTTCTGGATAAACTGGTTCACATGTTTCAAGGTTACTAGCCCAATAAAAAGCATTATTTCCATAAGAAGTATAACTTGGATTCTGAACAAAACCATTATATTTTGTTATGAAAGAAGATGAACAATGGTTACAATACATAAAAATTTCAACTTTCTTTTCGTCAGTAATAATAGCTTTAGAAAAATTATGCACAAATGGAGCATGGCATTTAGGACAATAATCTGGAATTGTAAATTCAATTGTTGATTTATCAACATTTGACTTATTTAAAAGATAAAGTTCAGTAATAGCAGATTTCATAAAATAACACCTCACAAGTAATTTTAAAAATATTATACCACAAAATAAGGAGAGAAGAAAAAAAATGGAAGACTTGTATTTCAAAAATAATGAATCAAAATTAATATTTGGATTGTTAGAGCTTAAAGAAAGAACTCAACTTGATTTCTTAGATATAGACTGTGAACATTTTTATAACAAAGATGTCGCAAAAAAATGGTATGAAGAAAAGAAAGCCATTCTGGAAAATAGTAAACATGAACTAAGAGATAGAGCATTAGAAATGCTTTATCAACTATATAAATCAATGATTGCTTAAAATTAAGGAGGAAAAAATGCTAAATAACAAAATCTTAGATAAATATTGGGGTAGAGCAGAGTTAAAAGGATTGAGCTTAAAAAGAGCTCTAAAAATAATAGAAATACTAGAAATATGGGATGGTGAAAATGATTGAATACATGGAAGCATCAAAAAAAGATGTAGTTAGATACAAAGTAAAATGGTTAATCAACACAATTTATAAACTTTATGGAAAATACATAGAACTTTATGATTTTGAAGAACTATTTTAAAAGGAGGATAAAAAAATGAATTTAGAAATTATGAAAGTGGGAATTTTTAAAGGATCCAGTTATGTAATTACTCACACAGATGATGGACGTTATAACTGGTACTGTGGGTATGTAGAAGTACCTAAAAATCATATTTATTTCGAACAACACTATGACGATATCAACGATATTGAGTGCCACGGGGGACTAACTTATAGTGGTTACAGATTTAGGGATGGTGCTTATTATATTGGGTTTGACACTAATCATTTTGATAGTGAGCCTTGTAATAATGTAGTCTTTGTTGAAAACGAATGCTTGAACATAATCGATCAATTAATTAAATTAAACAATTAAAAAGGAGGTGCAAAATAATGCCAAATTACAAAATAACAGTAGATGAAGCAGTAGCCTTATCTGATGGAGAACTTAACAAAGATGATGTCTACTCTTTGATAAGAGCTAATGAAGTTCCTGGATGCATCTACAAAAAGAAAAATGAAGAAAATGAAAGAGGAGCTTACTTAATTATAAAAGCTCATTGGCTAAATTTCTTAGCTGGAAAAAGTTATAAAAAAGAAAAAACATCTGTTGACAGCGACCAAACTAAAACAGATGTTTAAAACAAAAAAGTAAATAGATAAATCTATTTACTTGAATTATACATTAAATTAGTAATAAATTCAAGAGGTGAATAATGATAAACAGATGGGAAGTTTTAGAATGTTTGAGAGAATACCCTAACAAATCCAGAAAACAAATAGCCGAATATCTAAATGAAGACTATGAAGCTGTTAAAAAATGTATCCTTAGATTTAAAAATAACGGTTGGATAAAAGAAGTTAAAGGTTCTTGGGTTGTTCTTAAAACACAAGTCATAAATAAAAACGATGAAAAAATTGAAATAGTTAATGAAATGATAGATTCACTTTTAGAAGATTTTAAAAATAGTGTAAAAGTGAGTGAAAAAATAAGATTGGCTGAACTATTAATACAGCTGTTAAATAAATTTTAGGAGATGATTATGCAAGAATACAATGAGTTTATATTCAATAAATCTACTTCAATCATAAGTAGTGGATTTGATATTGATAAAAAAGAGTTAAATCAGAATCTATATGATTTTCAAAAAGATATTGTTAGATGGGCATTAAAAAAAGGAAAAGCAGCAATATTTGCAGATTGTGGATTAGGTAAAACAATTATGCAGCTTGAATGGGCTAATAAAGTATATGAACATACAGGAAGAAATGTTTTAATACTGGCTCCTTTGGCTGTTTCATTGCAAACAAAACACGAGGGAGAAACATTTGGAATAAATGTAAATATTTGTGAAAGTCAATCAGATGTAGTTCCAGGAATAAATATAACTAACTATGAAAAATTAGATAAGTTTGTAGCCAATGAATTTGGAGGGATCGTTTTAGATGAAAGCTCAATATTAAAAAGCTTCACAGGAAAAATAAGAACTCAAATAATAGAAAACTTCTTACATTGTCCTTTTAAATTAGCTTGTACAGCAACACCAGCACCAAACGATTATATGGAACTTGGAAATCATGCTGAATTCTTAGGAATAATGACAAGAAACGAAATGCTTTCAATGTACTTTATCCATGATGGTGGAGATACTGCAAAATGGAGATTGAAAGGACATGCTGATAAAATATTTTGGCAATGGATGGCTGGTTGGTGTGTATTTATAGATAATCCAAATAATCTAGGTTATGAAATAGAAGGCTATACATTACCAAAACTAAATATATTTGAAATTATAGCTGATGGAGATGAATTTTATAACGATAAATTGACTCTTACACAAAGAAGAAATGTAAGACGTGAAACGTTAGATGTGAGATGTCAAAAAGCTGCAGATATAGTTAATAGTTCAAACGAACAATGGCTAGTATGGTGTAGTTTAAACGATGAATCAGCTAAATTAAAAGAGTATATAAATGATAGTTATGAGGTAAAGGGTTCAGATAACTCAAAATATAAAGCAGAAACAATGATTAAATTTTCAAACAATGAAATAAAATCATTAGTTACAAAACCATCAATAGCAGGTTTTGGAATGAACTGGCAACAATGTAACAACATGATATTTGTTGGGTTATCAGATAGTTATGAGCAGTATTATCAAGCTATTAGGAGATGTTGGAGATTTGGTCAAACAAAAGAAGTTAATGTTTACATAATTCTTTCAGCAAAAGAAGGAACAGTTAAAGAAAATATTGCTAGAAAAGAAGAAGATGCTAAATACATGCAATCTCAAATGGTGGAACTAACTAAAGAAATAACACAAAAAGAGTTACATTCAACATCTAGAATAGTAACAGAATACGTACCACAAACAGAAATGATACTACCTAACTGGGAAGAAATGAGAACGTTAAATTAAAAATTGGAGGATAAAATGAACGTTATAAATCAAATAATAAAAGATAAATATTCAATATATCATGGAGATAGTGTAGAAGTAATTCAAGGAATACCAGATAATTCAATTCACTATTCTATATTTAGTCCACCATTTGCGAGTTTATACACTTACTCAAATAGTGATAGAGATATGGGAAATAGTAAAAATGATGATGAATTTTATGTACATTTTAATTTTTTAATTAAAGAATTACATAGAGTTCTTATGCCAGGGAGATTAATAAGTATTCATTGTATGGATTTACCGATGATGAAATCAAAAGACGGAGTGATTGGATTAAAAGATTTTCCAGGAGAAATAATAAGATTATTCCAAGAAGCTGGATTCATATATCATTCAAAGGTAACAATATATAAAGATCCATTAGTTGAAGCAACAAGAACCAAAGCACTAGGGTTATTACATAAACAATTATGTAAAGATTCAAGTTTATGCAGAAATGGTTTGCCTGATTATATTGTTACATTTAGAAAAGATGGAGAAAACCCTGAAAGAATAGAACACCCTGAAGGTTTAGTTAGATTTTATGGAGAAAATGAACCAGAAGGAATAAAAGGAGATAGACCAGAACCTGATCCTGAAAAAGTAAAAAATAAAGAAAAATATAACGAATTGCCTGTTTATTCTCACCAAGTATGGAGAAG